TGGACGGGGTCTGAAGGGGTTGTCTGGTAAAGACTACTTAAACGTGGTCTACAGTACCGATCTGGAAGTTAGGAGCTGTACGGTTGATAGCGGCTGGAATGACTCGGCCGTTAGCCTGAGTAAAACCAGCTGAAGGCTCGGTATGAACTTCAAAACCTACCTGAGTTCCGTACTGAGCACCACTGCGCTCTTTTGGAGCGTATGGGTGCTTTCCAATTGGCTGAAAAGCTGGGTCAGCAGCTTTTGCGTACATTCTTTGAACAAGCTGAGTGTTTTTAGAAGGTGCTCCAGATGCGTTTGCTGGTACCGCACTATCTGGCGGGTTACTGCCAGGCATAGGTGCAAGGGGTTGAGACATATGTACCTCTTTAGGGTTGAAAGGAATTCCTAATTAAAGTCTAAGGCAGAAATACCTATTAGTCAGGGCTTAATCAGAAACAATTGTGAACACAATAGCTGAAATATCGCCATCATGGCTTGTAATAGTGGAAAACCCTGGGATGCATTTAAGGTCAATGCCTCTAGGGGCGGTGTAACCACGGGCAATAGCAATAGCTTTTACCGCTTGATTTACTGCTCCAGCGCCTATAGCTCTGATCTTACAAGTGTGGTTTTCATAAATACTGTGGGCAATAGCCGAGGCTACTGACTGCGGGTTAGACCCTGCACTAACTTTTAGAACTTGATCATCTGTGGATTCAGACATTGTATACCTCATATAGTAGAACGGATGTTCTATCAAGTATGAACGAAAAATGCCTTATTTTCTTGGTGAAGTCAAATTATCGTAGACTTCTTTCTCATACTCAAAGTCGTGCTTGTTACGTACTAAACGCGCTAATCCATAAGAATCCGCAGCATTGTCATTTGTAAACTCTACGCCCCACTTTTTGTACACAGCAAGTAGAATTTGATTTTTATCAGCTTTACCTTTTGCAGTAATGTACTTCTTAAGACTAGTTGGCGGAACTACTAATGGGAAAGCGCATTCAGACTTACCTTTTTCAACTTTAAAAGAGTTGTATAAATAAAGTCGAACCACTCCACCTAGCTCTCCCATCAAGTTAGCCATTATACTTCCAAAAGCATAGTTTTCTAGGGCGACTTTAGTCACGTCAAACCTACTTAAGAATGCATGCAGAATTAAACATGCATGATGTAGTCTTTCTACTCCAATACCTTCTAGCTTGTGCACTTCGGTGTAGTAGTTATCATTAGTGTCAATAGCAGTCATAGCAAAACCAGAGTATGACTGATCAATTCCAACAGCTACTGCGCCTTTAAGGTTGGGGTCTCCCCAAATTTTTGGCTTAGGCATTTAGTTTCCCTGCTAACGCTTGAGTTAATTGTCCACGCTTCTTGTCCATCAACTTAACCACTGCGTCTGTAATGTGCTCTGGGAGAACACCATTGCTGTAGCATTTCCATAGAAACCCTGCCAGTTTAGTAAAAGCTTTAGGCATGCAGTTGCATTTATTGTTGCACTCAGTCTCGTGAATCAAATCTCGGCTAACAAATACAAAGTCTCGTATTAAAGTTTCATCTAGGTAAGAGTGTAGGTTGCACTCATCAAGTTTCCAGTCAGACTCTTTAAGCATTACTACCTGACCGCTTTTCTAATACTGTAATGTTATTTATTAGCGGTGCATAAAAAAGGTCTAAATAAAAGACGCGAACGCCATCTGTAAAATGCAAGTAGATATGCTCACCATCACCGTCATGTGTGTGCATAAACCTACCCTCCATTGCACCCTTTGCATCCTGCTCAGAATTAAACTCAATGCGAATCAGGTCGCCATTAGTTAAGTTATTTATAATATTAGACAACTCATCTTTAGTCATTACTGCTCCCCGTCTTCATACAAGTCATCATCAATTAACTGAATGGTCTTGCATGGGTATGGGATACGGCATACTGCACAAGTAATTAAAACATGCTCACTGCGTTTTTCTGCGTGATGTAACTCACGAATATGCTTTACCGCTTGACGGTATGGGTGCTTTTTAATCATCCTAAGCCTACTCTCCGTAATGAAGCACAGGGGTAGTCCTGTGCTTGCTCGACTCCATTTATAATTTCTTTACACATAATACACTTACCATCTACCTCTGCATGACGCTCTAGGTGACGGCTCTGTACATCTAGGTAAGTAGGAAGTTGTTCCTTGCGTTTACGTTTTTGAGGTCCGTATTGTAAGAGTAACTGCTCACGTGTTAATTTTTTAGACATTACTGCTCGTTATCCAGCTGTTTTTTAGCTAAAGCTTCCTTTAGCTTCTCTGTATCAAAGCTTACGTCACACATCAAGTCGTAAACTTACTTGATCGGCTGAACCCAGTTGATGTACGGCGGGTCAGGTCACGACTAATAAAATTACAGTCACGCTCCACGTTAGTGCACATCATTTCCATTCCTTTTCGGTAGTCATAAGCAACCGAGTGTGTAGCTAGAGCTGCAACGTACTCTGTATCCATAGACACTTTAGCTTTAATAGCGGAAACAGTCATCTTAGGTTGAGTGTACGTTTCCATTAACCGAGCCTCTATGAAGTCGAGTTTTTTCTTAGCATTAACTTCGTCAATTTGAGCGCAAGTAACTTGAGCTAAAACGAACTGAAGGAATGCGTTGTACTCCTGGTATAACCGCATTACTCCTAGATCATCTAAGTCTGTAATGTCGTTAGGCATTACAGGGTTAATGCCCTCAAACTCTTCGGCAATAGTGAAACCTTGCTCACGAATAATATCTAGAGTCTGCTTACTATCTTCAGCACGTAACTTAATCCCCATTGTAAACCTCACATTTGTAGCAGGAACCTGATGGGTCTATATTACACACAGGTTCTACCTGCTTGTCAACTGCTTGGACAATTGCCCTAGCTGCACCGAATAACTCAGTAATACCAAAGTCACTCTTAGGAACTACAAACTCTTTAATCTGTTGGTCAACCTTTGACTCATAGATAAAAATAGCTTCTTGTGGGGTGACTGTTCCTGTGCCTTCATGCATTAACTCAAGAAGCTTCATGTATACCTGAGCCTGCATTACGTGAGTCTGAAAAGGACCCTTTAGTCCAGACCAGGCTTTCTTGAAATCTCGACCTGAGTCTTCCCAATAAGTGCGGTCTTCCCAGTTAAACGTGCCCTCGCCTACTGACTTAACCTCAAGCAGCAAGTCATCAGCAAAACCTTTAAGCCAACCGTCAGCATGACCTGATATGCCGTGCTCTTTACTGTGTACAGGCACTTCTCGATATGCAAGGTTAGTTCCATAACAAGTAGGGCATTCTTTAGGGCTTAACGCCCAAAAATCTTTGTCATCACCGTTGCCTTTACGGAAACAATCAAAGCACCTCCACTTGCCGTACATCTTTCCCATGTCCCAGAACCAGTTCTGCCAACGATGGTGGATGCGGTGACCTTCCTCAAAAGTAAGCAAGGTCTTCATACTTGCTTTGTACTTAGGGGGAGCTGGTAGAGCGCCTTGTATAGTATGGTACTCAGCGCGGTGACACCAATCAGCTTTGATCATTGCTGATGGGTGAATTACATTAGTTGCCCTAGATGTATCCCTAGGAGCGGAAAGTAACCAACGCTCCACAGAACCAATAACACGGGTATCTTTTTTACCTATGTCAACCAGCTTTTTAAGATTCCCCGTGGGGCGAATTATTTTTCCAGCCATCTTTAATCCCCTTTGCGTGTTTAGGGCAAGTGCCCTCAATTAAACTAATCTTGTCATTAGGCGATAGCCCTGTTCCGCAGAACTTACAGAATTTTGCAAAGCCCCAAGGTTTAATAACAAAACCGTCATGACTATTGTAATCTTTAGGTTTATTAACAGTGACTGTAATTTTAGGTACATCACACTTGTGGGTTTCCCCACGCCACCAGACTTTACAGTCTGGGCATTTAAACGGATCGTAACTCATTAGTTTTCAATCACCCATTCCTCAAATGTTTTTCCATGTTTCATAGCTTTACGTCCTAAAGCATTTCTTTCTCTATGAGAAAGCCCGCCCCAGATACCGTACTGCTCGTTCATACTTTCAGAGTATAGCAGACATTCTTTTCTTACAGGACACTCGGGTCGTCCGTCTTTACCTAGACAGATTGCTTTAGCTTTATCTGCTATGGGTTTGTATAGCTCTTTATCTCTAGGCGGGTACCACATCTCTGTATCCATACCTTGGCACTTGGCGTCTGCTCGCCAATTCTCTATGTCGAGGGGGTCTCGCACTGGCACTCCTGCAACTTCTGTTGTTGTTCCAGGAAATCATCTTCATCCAGCATGACATAATTTTTACCATTAAGGTGAAAACCAAGCACTGGCATACGGCCATCTAGGATAGCTTCTTTGGTGATTTTTTCTAGAACGTCTGATTTAACGGTTACTTGCTTCTTCCCAGTCCATTTATGCTCTATCAATAAATCACTAGACCTGACATCACCTTTACGGTTCCAAAAAGCACCAGAGGCAGCAACTCTGCTGCCTCCTACTGCTTTAGCCAATCTATCTTCATGTTTTCTTGATTGTTTTTGGCCCTCAGATCTCACTAGTTATTTCCCTAACTTCCTTAGAGCTAGCGATTACGGCTTCCCGTACATCCTTATCTAAGGCTTCTCGGAGATCTAATTCTTCTCTAATAGATTTTACCACAGCATCGGAGCCCTGCCATTTACGGTCCCCGTAGGAGTAATACGCTCCAGCTCGAGTAATAAGTTTATTAAGAATACCAAGAGCTACAATCTCTTTAGCGAAGTCAAAGTCTCCTGCATAACAATGCTCTCCGTCATCAAAGTAGAAGTCAACGTAAGCTACCTGAGACGGAGGAGCAGTTTTATTCTTAAGGCTACGTACCCTAATGGTTTGCCCTACTTTATGCTTTTCCTGACCCTTACCTTCTTCAATCCATTCATCCCTCTTTACCTCTAGGCGTGTAAAGAAGGCATAGTTCTTAGCCTCTCCACCAGGAGTAGTACGAGGATCACCGTACATAACACCAATCTTCATGCGGTACTGATTAATAATGAGACCGATAAAAGGCCGCTCATATTCAACGAGTGACCGACGTGCAGATGCTCCAATTTTGCGAAAGAACTTAGCGGTTAGCAAAGCTCCCTTACCCACAGTAGCCTCGTCCATGTTCTTCTCATCTTCTGTGATAGGAACAAGAGCTGGAAGCGAGTCTAGTACAATGCAGTCAACGGCTTTGGTCTCTACCATCTCAATAACAGCTTCGTAAGCTTCTTCCATGATGTTGGTTGCTACAACATAGACTCTGGATAAGTCTACGCCGCACATCTGAGCGTACGATGGGACCCAAGACTCAGCAGCTACCCACACAGTAGTAAACTCTGGGTCGCGCTTTTGATTAGCAGCAACAGTTTTTAATGCAAGTGCAGTCTTACCATTAGATGCTTCTCCAATAATTTCGTGCCATTGGTTCATAGGAAACCCGCCACCTAGAATAACATCGATGGAAAGTGAACCACTTGTCATTCTTCCCATAATGTCATCTCGTATATCAGAGCCTAAGACAATCATGTTGTCTCCATGCTTTTTATTTAATTTATTAATTGCTTGAAGTAAATCAGCATTAGGCTTCATTAGTCAATCCTTCCGATGATTCCTTGTGGGTTAAAGTTATTTGCTGTGTTTGTCTGTCGTGCTGGAGTAGCTGGTCCTGAGGCCTGCCCCCCAGTAATTCCTTTACCCATCCCGCTACCTGACTGAACTACAGGATAGCCACAGTCGTAGCACCTAGCTTTTACTGCTGGATCTGCAGAACCGTAGTTACCACTTCCACACCCAGGACAACGAGCAGAAGTCATAGAACTCTGAGGTGTTACTGGAGGGTATTGCTGGGGTACAGGATTATACGGAGTAACGGACGGAGGCGCTACAGGTGGGGTAGGGGAAGATGCAGGAGCCTGTGTTCCGAGGCGTTGTGCCCACCAACTATTACTCATTTTGCTTCACCCCAACGGTCTACTACTGTAATGTCTGCTATTAAAGGTACGTCTAGCAAATTAATTCCTTCCATCGACTCACGAATAGCGGTCACGGTCTCTTCAACTTTATCTTCTGGGGTTAAAGTTACTAGCTCATCGTGTACGGTAAGGATAAGTTTAGCACCTTCTGGAAGAGCCTTATGCGCCCTCACCATTGCCAGTTTAATTATGTCAGCAGCGGATCCTTGGATACGAGTATTGAACGCCTGGCGCTCAGCGCTTGACCTAACAAAAGGGTCTCGAGATAGAATCTCTGGTAAATAGCGCTTCCGACCGAGCACAGTAACTACATGTGGGGGTACGTTAGCCTTTGTAGCTCCTAGAATTTTAGAACGATATGAATTAACCGCTGAAAACTTTGAGGAAAAGTTTGACAGTAACTCTCGAGCATCAGTTATGCTACATCCAATCTGTCGTGCAATTTTATCTGGACCTACTCCGTAAGCCATAGCAAGTACAAGGACTTTGCCAGCTTTACGATCTACACCCATAGTATCACCGACAGTAGTATAGATGTCCCCACCATCAAGGTAGTTCTTCATCATGATCGGATCTTTAGCCATAGACGCAATAACACGTGGCTCAATCTGTGAGTAATCCGCGACCACAAGCTTAAACCCTTCGGGGGCGTAGAAGAGGTTACGAATGGCCTTCCCGTGGGGAGTGTGAGGCGCAGGTACATTTTGAAGATTTGGGTTGCGGCTACTGAAGCGACCTGTTTCTGCACCGTGCTGTACGAAGTCACAATGGATGCGCCCATTAATAAGCAGGCTATCTTTTTGCTCACGTTTTTCTTTACCGCCTGTAGTCCTGACAACTTCGCCTCCAAGGTATGGCACCACGTACGTAGTGCTTAGTTTATTAAGATCTGCGTAACGTAATAACGCAGCTACTAGTTCGTCTTTTTCTCGGTAGTGCTCTAGAGCCTCAGCAGATACTGAGTAATCCGAGTAGGTTAATTCTAACTCTTGATCAGCGCGTTTTTGACCAGCTGTGGTAAGCATCTTTGGAGCAAGCCCACGGCATCCTTGGTCTTTAGGACCGTAAAGTATGTATTGCTTTTCATTATTTGAATTGATATTAAACGGGGTCTGAGCAATTCGGAATATCTCTGCTCTAGCTGATTCAATATCTATACGTAATTGAGCATCTAAACTTTCCAAAGACTCTACGTCAATAGGAGCGCCCGCAAGTTTCATAGAGCATAGTACTCCTAAAACCTGCATCTCTAGTTTGATTACAGAAATAAGATTACTAGCCTCTAACTTTGGGTATAAAGACTTCCATAGCAAAAAGGTGTACTTGGCATCAAGGTAAGCGTACTTAGCTACTTCATCAAAGGAGTAAGCTTCAACTTCCTTTCCCACACCCTTGACCATCTCATAGCCAAACTCACGCTTAAGGCAAGAATCAAGACCACACTTGTTCTTGTTACGGTTGTCTAATACAAAAGACGCAACCATAGTATCAAAGTAAGGACCAACGGGAATTTCACCGCCATAGTATTTAGCGATAGATGTAATGTCAAACAGTAAGTTATGACCTATGGTAAGTATGTCAGAGTTAAACATCAAAGGCTTGATAGCCTTGAAAACTTCTGCAGGGTTTAACTGCAAAGGAGCTGGGCCGAATAGCTTGGTAGCTTTCTTCCTATCCTTTGAGTAGTCACTAGCGCGGGCTGATAAACCAGCCTCTACACGCTTTTCTCCCTGACCTGTTAGCGGGAATCGCTCTTCAATAAAATCACCATTAGGATGACCCATAGGGATAACATCACAACGGCCATGTGTCGCGAAAGTAATCCATAGCACTTCATTAATAGGCGTTGAACCACGGTTATCTCCAACTGTTTCTACGTCAAATGCAAACGCATCTTGTGTTAAATAATACTCGACCATTTCAAACAGCTGGTCAGCTGTAGTAATAATATTCATCGTAAACCCCTTAAAGCCCCTAGCTACAGGCAAAGGGGGGAAACCTGTAGCTAGGGGCAGTTTATGTGTTAGGCCAGTTCTTGTGCGATCTCAAGAAGCTCGGCGTACGAGTTCTCTCGAACAACAGAACGATCGTATGAGACGGTACTTGCCACGAAAGCTTCTGCAGCCTTCTCGTCAAGATTCCAATCTTCATTTAGATCACGGGCCTTTACCGCGTTCAAATGATACACGGTAGTTTGCTTGACACCACTGCGACTTAGAGCCCAGTAGTTTTTATCAAGGGGACCTTGAGGGGAGAAGTGAGCGGCATGGAGAGTCTTGTACAACCGTGGAGTTGCAGTAAGAATCTGACGCTGTGGTCCGCCGTCAGCACTTAAGTTAACAATAGTAAACCCACGCTTGTCCTCTGGCTTGTGGTTGAGAACAGTACATAGCGGGCATTCACTACCGTTTGTCTTAAGACATACGTATGACTTTTTGCCAATCTTATTGGTCAAGAAGTGCATCTTGTAGGAAGCAAAGGGTCCGTCCTTATCAATGAACTTGATAATTTGAATCTCTTCACTGTGCCTAAAGTCAACTGGGAAGTCGCCAGATGGTGTGTGCAGCTTTTCAGCAGCATCCCATCCTGAACCAACAGCAGTTGCTGTGCTCGTTGCCTGTGTAGGTCGAGCGTTTACATCGAAGTCCTCGCCGAAGTTATCGGCTACTGAGAAGTCTTCGTTTTCTAGTGAACGGTTAACAGCCATTCTTATCTTTCCTTACTGTGCAGTAGTTTCATTGTTTTGGTTTGCTAGGAGGTTAGTCCAAGCCACAGAGATATCTTTTGTGACTCTCTGGTTTTTTTGCCAGTCTATACGAACTTCATCGAATAGTCCAGCTCTGCTGAATATCTCAACAGCTGCGTCGATCATATCACGAGTATACAACCAACGACCCTGGCGGGTGTCACCGTTTTTATCTACGACGCTAGGCATCTTATATGTAGATGTTGGAAGGTAACCATGTTCAATCCAATAACGGATTGTAATGATTGGCCTTCCTAGTTCATCTGCCAGAGCACCAATAGTAAAGAATTCTACATCCTTACCATTGATAGTCTTTACGTATCCACGAGCGGACCATGTAGGTAGCTCTACCTTAGGCTTTTCGTCTCTTGCTTTACGCTTGCGTTTACTACCTGGGTAGTACACATCAAGCGAGGCAAAAGTCTCGTCGATAAAATCTTCCATGTTAACTCTTTGACATTACTAACGCCCAAGTTACCTTAGACGGAAACATCCTGTCAATATCATCTTCAGTTATCTTACCATCATAGTATGCAGCCATAATAGCATCCTCGTCAAGTACAGGTACCATAATGACGCAAGAGTCATGGATACCGCGCTCCGTAAGAATGTCTTCTGCTACGGTAATATCTAGTGATTTAGATACGCGACGTTGTTGCATTACGCGTTTAATTCCCGAGTCTTCATCGTTAACATCTACAACAATGTGACCACGGTCATCCGCTTCCCCAAGCTCTTCAATGCCTTCTTTAAGGGCAGCTTTTACTTCGGATTGTAATGCGGTAATTTCCTCAAGTCGTCCTTTAAGTACAACGTTTTGTCGTACGTAGTCTTTGATCTCTTCTAGTGTCATAAGATCAACTCCTTTCAACTGAAAGATTACTCTATCACATCTTTCGAAGCAAGTCGAGCAGCTTTTAGGTAGTCTAAAAAAGCGTCAATTACAATACTAGTAACGGTAATGCCGTCGAGTTTAGCCTGAGCTTGGACAGCGGCCCATAGCTCATCGTCTACGCGGATAGCCCTTGCAGGAGTGGCTTTAGTCATATTATAATTATACCTTTTTGGCGCCCTCTGAGGGACTCGAACCCCCAACCTAATCGGTAGAAACGATTTGCTCTATCCATTGAGCTAAGAAGGCTGCTACCCCTAGTCTAGTACCACCTATGGGTATTCCAGAACGCCAAAGCTTTACAAGGTGTTCCATAACGGATCTTGATATATTTTAAACCCCAATTAATTTGGGTAGTTGGGCTAGAGCGCCATCCCTTTCCCATCTTATTACCTGGTAAAGCTTGCGGTATTCCGTGAGCACCAGATGAATTGTGAGCGTTAACCCGCCATCCACTTTCATTATTCCACATAGTCTGTAAGCAAAGGAACTGGGATCCGCACCAGTCATATTTAGCCGCCATAGTTGTTTGGGCTAGTCTTTTGTTGTATGTAGGTGAGGCGTAGGGTACACGGTTGTATGACCTAGACGCAGCTTGTGTCTTGCACTGTTTCGCATTAGCGTTAGCCTGACCCTGGGCTATAGGTAGCGATACTAGCAAGCTAGTAAGAAGCGCTATAGCGGTGGTCAGACGTTTGGTTTTGTCTAACATTACTTCCACCCTAGCACATAATTGGGCGCAGTTCAAATAGACAGCTACACAGATGAATTGATAATAAATGCCCTAAGAGTACCTAATGTAAGGTCTACTCCGCCTTTATCATCAATGCCTTCACCATCAATAACTGCACTAGCTACAAGGTTCTTCTGCGTTAAAGCCTGGTGCTGGCGTGCTTCAATGGACCCAGCAACAATAATGTCTTGAACTACTATGGTTTCCCATGTAGATGACGCTCGTTTGATTCGTCCGTTCCTTTGAATTGAGAGGCCCGACGACCAAGGTAAATCATAATTGACCAAAAGATTGGCGGCAGGAAGATCCACGCCGTAACCACCAGCGTCACTACTGACCAAAACCCGTACCGATGGGTTAGTGTTGAAAGCAATTTTGTTTTCCTCCTTAGTCTTTGCGTCTAGCCTACCTGTGTAAGTGACACAGATATCTTTACCTAAAGCGTCTTCAATTATGTCTACCATATCAATATATGTAGCAAATATAACAACTTTGTTGTCTTCGCGCTGGGACAAAAAGTTGTTTACATATTCTACTAAAGCAGTAAGTTTAGGGGTTGACGTTACGTTGTCTAATAGACCTTCATCCTGTAACTCAAACGCATACTGAGAACCCTCACCATTTAAAGAATTAAACTTATCTGCGCTCTTTACCAATAATTGAGGGTGTGAACACAGCATTTTTAAACAACCAACTTTGGACATTAAACGTCCGCGGATTTCATCAGCTTGGCTACTTTGAGAGCCCTGTAGACCGTAATGGGAAAGAATATTAAAAGACCCTCCAAATAAGGCTGTGGCATTATCTAGGTCCATGACCAGATCATCTGCAATTTTTTTGTATAGCTTTGCCGTCTTACGGTCAAAGTACACAAGTAGTGGGTCTTTGTGAATAGAGTCAGGTAGGTAGGGCGCTACATCTGAATCTTTTTGCGACTTCCTTACGGAAGCCTCTTTCATTTTTGTATGTAGCGTAGGTAGATTTCGATACCGATCAACGCCGCCCCAAGTATTACGGACAATAAATGCTGAGTCAAAAATGTCAAAGCGTCCTAGCACTTCCTTATCTACGAATTGCATAATTGAGTAGAGTTCTTCTGGCCTACCATTCTCAATAGGGGTTCCAGTAAGAGCAAATTTAAAGTCAGCGTTTGATAGCTTCTTGACATATTTAGAGCGTTTGGACTTAAAAGACTTAATAGCAGTAGCTTCATCAAGAACTACAAACCCGCGAGGGAGTTTCTTTACTTGCTCCCAGTCGTTAACTACTTGCTCGTAGTTCATAATGATGTAATCGACTCTGCTAGTTTGCCAGTCCATAGCCTGAGCGTACTGTGCTTGTCGCTGCTTAGGGGTACCATCAATAACTAATGGTTTAGAAGTTCCATCTGTAAATTTATCAATCGAGTTAGCCCATTGGTACTTAAGGCTAGACAAGCAAATAATTAAACCAGGCGCGGCAATGCGATCGTCGTCCATCAACTGTTCGATGGCGGCGATCGTCAGTACCGTTTTGCCTAAACCGAGATCGTATGCAACAAGCATCTTTTCCTGCTCGCACATACGATCTACGGCTTCGACTTGGTACGGGAACAACGTACCTGTAAACATACTATGCGTCAAGCAACGGCTGTGGGTTTACATCGGTCTTGGTGTCCCAGTGGGAAACAGTGTGGGCTTCGAAATGTAGGTGCGGTCCAGTCACGTGACCTTCAGCACCAGAAAGGGCAATCTTCTGACCCTTCTTTACTTCTTCTCCGACCTTTACAAAGTCAGAAGAGCAGTGTGCATAGATGGTGTAGAAGGCTCGCTTCTCAACTACGTGCTTAACGATGACCTGATGGTTACCGAAGTTAGGTCCCCAACATTGTCCAACGCCAATCACAGTTCCATCTGCTGCTGCAAGTACAGGTGTGCCAACAGGGGTAGGGAAGTCTACGCCTTGGTGGTGTCCTGCCATCCAGATAGCACCTGGTTTACCGTAAGGTGTTCCAATGTGTCCATTCTTAATTGGCAATGCCATTTTATCTCCTAGTTAATTAAATAGAGCTTACGCTCTCTCCCCACAGCAAATACCGCACGGAGTGCTTAGATGATTCTATACCACGAAGTACCTCATCCCGACTCATGCCACCGACATCTTTCATTTCAGTTTCTGCATAGTCAAAGAACCAGGCCTCAAAGTTAAGGTGCTTAGTCATCTCTAGTAACCGTAAGGAAGAGTTAAGCCCTGCCTCATCGGAATCCATAGCAAAAACTATCCTATCACTATTTTTAACAATTAAATTCAATTGGGTATCTGAAACTATAGAACCAAACGTGGACACTCCACCAGTAATACCAATAGATTCAAGGCGCACAACGTCTAGGGGGGACTCTACAACAATCATATCTCCACCCTGGTATTTATCTAACCCGTACAAAGCTGTGCTTTTCTTGATGCCATTAGGGTAGTTACGGAAGTACCTTCCAGTAAACCCTTTTTCCTGCCAACCCATGAGAGCTCTTGACTCTGGGTCTCGGATTGGTATAATCCAAGTCTGTTTCAAAGCACTCCAAAGTAACTGGTGCTTCTCAGCAGCAGCTAGGGTAAGACCACGAGCTTTTAAAGCAAAATCTGGTGGGGGTACAAAAGCAGCCAGAGAAGCCTCGGATATATAGACAAGCTCTTCCAATACTTCTTTAGGCTTTACTGCCCGCTCAAAAGCATCAAGTAACTCTCCGCCTTTGTTAAGCCAGTCTTTAGCTGAGTCGAGATCATACATACCATCGTCTGACCGCAGACCTTTAACGAATGCGATCAGGAAAGGTAAACTTCCCTTGAATTGGCAAGAGAAACAAATGTGGGCACCTGTTTCAGAATTGATATACCAAGAAGGGTTACGGTCTTCCTTACCAGTACGCATTAAATGGCCAGGGCAGAAACCTTGCACCTCTTCGCCACGAGAACCTACGTGCTCAATACCTAGATCATCTAGGACGCGTTCCATTTCTTCTACTGTCATTCCCAGTCCTGTATGTAATAGACGCCAACTCTTGTAGCATCTTCTCCGCCT